TTGCGCTGCATCAAGCCAAGCATAGCCGACAACTTGCCCGCATCAACCCCGGCTTCACCCGCAACCAGCGTCATTTTCTGGAATGCCTCAGTCGTAAGCCCAAGGCTGCGCGCCTGCTTGGTCAAAACGTCAATATTGGCAAGTGAGGCCTTGGTCAATGCAATCATGCCGGTAGCAAGAGCAAGAGCTCCACCAGCCGCCGCTACGCCTGCGGCCTTGGCAAATGTGGATAGCTTGGCGTCGACCCCGCCCATGCCCTTGTCAAAGCCCGCAGTGTCCGCACCGATTTTGACTTTGATTTCAGGCGTAGCCATTGGCGATCCATTCCCGCAATTCTTTGTCTTGGTCCGGGCTTAATCCAAAGCTGGCTTTGTCCGGGGCCGCTCTCATCTCAAATTCAAGCAAAGTTTCGGGCAGCGTCATTTCCCAGAACTCGCTTGGCTGTATGCCGTAAGATCGAGCGGCACCATAGAAAGCGTCCCAATCAAGCGGGGCGATTACTCCGCCGTTGTCGTCCCCGCCCCTGCGTCCTTTTTTGGCGCGTCGTCCTTCACTTCTGGCATAACGCAAGAGCAAATCAGCGCGGTATATTCTGACAATTGCTTAGGGTCTGACATGGACATAAATTGGCCGAGCGCGTCATCTTCCGTGACTTTGCCGCCCGCGTCATTGATCAATTCAGCCAGCACAAAGGACAGGTCATAAAAGCCCGATCCCAAAGCAGTTGCCCTGTAAAACACTGCGACCAAATTGAACGCCGGATCTTCGCGCCGCCCTTTCATTTCAATGCGCCGCAGAACCTTGTTTGATGGCGTCACCACATAGTCAACGCCACCAAACGGAATGCTTATTTCGCGGAATACTGCCATTATGCCGCCGTAAATGTTACGGTGCCGCTGCTTTCAAAGCTGGCAGAAAACCGCGTGGTGTCAGCGCCTTCTTCGCCGGAAACCTCAAACGAGGTGATGCAAAAATCACCGGCGTAGGTGCCCAAACCTATAATCACAAAGGTCATGGCATGGGTGCCAAGCGTGGGGCTGTTTGCAGCAACAAGCAAGACGCTGCCGTCGAGATGCCCAGAGCAAGACATAGACATCGAGAACGTGCCCAATTCAGCCAGATATTTCCGGATCCCGGCGTCGTCTTTGTCGGTGGCGTCAATCGGTTCGCGGTTGATTGTAATTGCGTCAGACATTGCGCCCGCTACATCCGTGGTAGCGAGTTGCACCCGAACTTTTCTACCTGCTAGTTTTGCCATCGTGTATATCTCCTATGCGGTTTGAGACGTTATAACATAACCGTTAAGCTATTGCTAGAACCCGGAACGATAGCCGCCCGCGCCGGGTGATGCCGTCAGGGTCGCGCTCAAATGTCATATCCTCGATCTGAGTTGTAAGATGGCCCGTTACTGCAAGCGCCTGCCGATGTAGCGCATCATAAACCGCCTTTGCAATGACTTTGACCTGGGTCGAATTGGCCCGACTCCATACATCAATCTGCACAAGGCTGTTTTGTCCCGTTGCGGTTTTGTCATCGTATTCCGTTGAAGCCGCAAACGACATTGTAACAAATGGAAAGAAAGCCGGGTCGCCCGCGTCGGTTACCTGCGGAACCCATTCATTAAAGATTGCCGTGACGCCGTAGCTTGCAGTTAGCAGTGCCGTGATGCCCACCACGTTCAGCCGGGCATAGATGGCCGCTTGCAATTCCACAGGGTTCATTTTGCGGCCTTTCTGATTGCGGTCTCAATCCGCTTTTGCAGTTTTGGCGCAGCGGCCTCAACCGCTGGCGTCCAGCTTGGGCGAGGTTTGATCTTGGCCGTGCCGAATTCCAAATATGCGGAATATGCAAGACGGCTGCCGATGGTTGCCGATAACTTGCTGGATTGCGTGAAATAGACGGATGACGCAAGCGCGCCGGTATCGGTTGCTGGCGCTTCCCCCGCCGCAGATGACTTGTGGGTGAGTGATAGGTTTTGCTTTCCGTCTGCCTTGAATACAGCGACAAGCTTTGTAACCCCAGCGTACGGGCTTCCGGCATAAACGCGCATTAAACCATCTTCGCCTGGAACTCTCCAGTATGTTGTCCCGCTTTTAGGCCCGCGCTGGATGCGCTTCTTAACGTCGCTTATGACCTCCAGCGCCGTTGCCTTTACAGCATTGGCCACGCCCTGCTCTGCCTCTTTGCCGATCCGTTTGATCTCGGCCCTGACCCGATCCAGCCCCTCAATTTGCAGTTCGATCATACAGCCACCCCGCCGTCAACCGAGATGACAAGGAACTTATTTGCAAACTCAATGTTGTCCAGAAATGTGATGTTGTGCCGCCGCCCTCTGATGACAATGCTGTCACTGTCTCGCAGCCCGTCAACATAGCGCACCGTGACTTTAAGAACCACCACAGCATCCGTGCGCTGCACTTGGCCGCGCTCCATGCCGCTCGCAGCCTTCACCCGCGCGCGCGTGGGCGAGCCTGCGATGGTTGCCCATGCGCCGGGCAGTATGTCGCCATTGAGGTTAGTTGCCGCCCCCTGGCGCTGGAATGCAACCGCCGTGGTCAGCATGCCTGCCGTGATGTCACAGCACTTCATATCCTGACAACTTTATAGCGCCCGACAAGTGATGCCGCGCCGCTTTCCTGATACGCGTCGCCCGCGTCGCACCCATCGCCCCGGTGCGAATACATATAGCCCACCAGCGCCTTGATTGCGCGCTTCAGGGGGCCAGGAACGGTTGATGCTGTGGCACCATAGCCCGACGTGTACTGCACCTGTATGGCGTTGCTGTTGCGCAGGGCAATGGGCCACGTTGACCCGGTGCGAAGCGTCAGCCTGCCGGGGTTGCTGTAGGTGTCCACGTCAAAGATTTGGGCAATGTTGACCGTTACGCCCACGTTGTCATCTCCAAACACCGTCACGGTATCAACCGATTGCAGCGGCCAGACTGGCAACTCCAGACTTTGATTGATGCCATGCAATTCGGAAATTGCCGTTTGCTTGACCCCATCCCACCAAGGCGTGCCGCCATCGGGCCAGCGGTCCAGAGACAAGCGCCACGATTGCGTGATCAACGCAATGCCGCTGATGTGTTCGACAAATTCGCGAGCATCGACAATCATATCGCTCAGCACAGTATCGTCCGCCGTGCCGTCAACAACCAAAAGCGCTTTGATTTCGGACAGCGTTACAGGCTCAACCGTGGGGGCTGTTTCAATAACGGCCCCGCGATAGTATGCAATGCGATCAGCGGCGCGCAGGCTCATTTACGGCCCCGCTTTGTTTCAAGTTTTGGCGTCACCTTGGTTTCCTCGACAGGATTGAAACCGGCCCCGTCTTCCAGCGCCATTGCAGCCGCTTGGCCCGTCAATGTGTCACCGGCTTTATATTCAATCGTCGTGTGCCCTTCAGGGGCGCACCGATAATCTTGATGTAGGATTACTTGCATGGTGTCTCCTATGCTATGGAAAGGGGCCAGTTGCCCGGCCCCTCGCAAAGATTAGACCACCGGGGCGCGGTGCGAATTGCCCGCAACGATCACGACTGAAACGGCAACAGACGTGCCGCTGTTGAGCGTAGCAACAGCCCGCACATAACGCTTGCCGCCGATATAGCCGACATCGTTGGTGGTAGCGGTCAGCAGCACAGCCGCGAAAGCGCCGATGCGATCATCCGCAACGGTGTCTGCAAACGTGCTGTTGTCGTCGCTGTCTTGCAGCTTGATTGTCATGTTGCCGGAGCCAGCAATAGCGCCGACAGCCACAACAGCCGACGCGCTGTCAAAACCGCGCAGGTCAACACCCGCGCCGTTGGTAGTCCCCGCCGAAATTACGGCCGGGGCAATGCTTGGCGATACACCAATATTAGAGGATAGATCACGCATCGGGGGGTCTCCTATCATGCGTTTGAATGGAGGCGGGGCAGGCTGCCCCGCCCGATGGTCTTAGACTGCGAACTCAATCAGCTTGATAGCTTCAAAATTCACAACATCGCCGCCGACACGCTTGGTCGTGTAAAACTCGACGTAGGGCTTGGCGCTGAAGGGGTCGCGCAAGATCCGAACGCCAAGGCGATCAACAATCTGATAAGCCGCGCGCATGTCACCGACCGCAATGGAAAGCGATCCGGTAGCAGGGTTCGGCATATCCTCAAACGCGGCCACGGCGTAGCCCAGAACCGTTGCGGGCTGGCCCGCTGCAATGCCCGGCGCCCAGAGATAAGAGCCGTCGCTGTCCTTCAGCTTGCGCACCGCCTTGGTCGTCGCGCGGTTCATAAACCACGCGACGTTGGCACGGTACGGGCCTTTCAGACCATACAGCGCGTCGATCAGAACGTCACCACCGGCGGGCGCAGCGGCAAAGCCGCCGTTAACACCAGTTTTCACACGCTCAATCGTGCCGGGCAGCGTGGTGCCGTGGATGTAGGAAAGGAAGCCGCGCGGCTTTTCAACCCCATCGCCTGCCACAAACGCGGCGTTTTCGGACAGCCCAAACTCGAGCGCAACCTTGCCTGCCAACCAGGCTTCTATGTCAATTGCAGCATCGTCCAGCAGCTTTTGGGAAGCCTTGGGTTTTGCAGACAATTCATGGGTAGGGATGCGGTACTTGCCCAACTCAGGGGTTGAGGTTTCGCTACGGGCGGCTGTTTCGCCAACCCAGACAGCACCGGCGCGCTGCAAATCGAACAGACCTTCGAGCGCGTCCGAACTGATCACCTGCACGGAAGCATAGGCGCGCATCGGGGATGTTTCGTCAACCTTTTTGACGATCTGGCCCGACATATCAGCGTAGACAACATAGCCGCCCGTAGCATCGCCGCCAACGGAAAGGGCTTTGCGCTCATCAATTGACAGCGCGTCCATGCCTTTGCGCACATAGATGCCGTGCGCTTCTTTGTATTCTGCCATGGATTTGGCAGTCATATCGAACGGGCGCTGGCCATATGCGGAAGCTGTAACGTTTGCCCAGTCCTGCGCTTTGGCGTCCAAATCAACCACGTTGCCGTTCTGATCGGTGATCACACGCTGCGCACGCTTGACCGCAAGGACGGCGTCATCGGCAGTCTTTTGCGCCTTGTCCATATCGGCCTCAATCTTGGCGATCT